CCTGCAGACAAATGATGACTAGTGAATGTTATTGTGATCGTTGGATACAAGGTAAATATTCCCGCTGTATCACATAGGGTATCAGTCCAATATCTTAACCCATATTTTCCGGGAGTTTCTGGAGGCAGCACAAAGCGCCCTGTCGTATCCCATAACCCCGGCTCAAAACTTGCGCAAGCATATACTGGTAGCTGGTATTTTTCATTTATTTCAGCAGAGATGCTAAATGGAGCATGGTCGTTGTCTTCAATATCAGCATCCGCTTGTGCTGCTGGATCAGTTAGGGAAAACTCTATCCGGAAAAAATTGGGTGCCCTTAAATCGGCATTTTGATTTAATCGCCAGTCTTCAGATATCAACTCCATGCTTTTTATCCACCACCTTTAATTATTGCTCGATAAGATGTAATGACACATTTGTGTAAAAAGCAGGTCGTCCATCATCAAGCCGATTTTCCTTTAAAATGGCCGCTGTGCTATAGATAGAGGCTTTTCTGTCGTTTGGGTAGAAGGTTTTCCTTCTCCAATCATTTTCTGTCATATCAAAATATTCGATATCAATAAAGAATTTTCCGCCATGATTGCTTTTAAATAATTTGCAAATATCACTATAATCTTCTGGTGATAAAACTTTCCATTCTACTTCTATTTTTGTTATATCTTCACGCACGATGTCTCCAATAACACGAACCTCAGCATTTCTTCCTTGGTCAACTGCATCCGCAGAAGTAGCTATATATGAAGAAGTGTCAGGGAATACGTATGTTGTTCCATCCTGTTTGAAAGCTGTAAGTAATGGCCTACGTGCCATATACTACACCTCCCCCCATTACCTGGAATCCTTTTTGACTGTTTAGTCTACGCTGCCCTTGCCATATTTCTTCGCTGTCAATAAACACTCCTGTTTTTGCCAGAATAGCCCTCAACAATTCGTTCTGTTCGATAAGCAAATTATTCTGACTCTCATTTGCCTCGGCGACTCCTTCTGATATCCCGGCAATAATTTGGTCGGTATTTGCTACAGCAGTTCTATTGCCCATTGTTCCAACCATTTCTGGCCTGTTATCCTCATTAGCCCAGAACAAATCTCCGCGTTCTGGAAATCCACCTTCAGCGAACCTTGGGATAGTTATCTCGGTGAGTTTCGTGATGTTTATGCCAAACTTTTTACCGCCAACACCAGGCACGATATAATTAACCCATTCTGGTATATCTATGCTAAAGTTGTTTAATCCACCAATAACACCATTTATACCCTTAACAATACTATTCATTGCACCTTCCAAAACAGATATTATGCTGTTAAATATGCCTTTAAATACCTCCCTAATGCCAGACCATGCTCTATCCCAATCTCCGGTAAATACCCCGGCAATAAAGTTTATTAATCCTTCAAACTGTTGTTTTACGCCATCTACTATGCCTTTAATAAGGCCGAATTTTTCATCAAATTTGTCCACAAACAGTTTTACTGCATTAGGTAATGTTTTTGTGAAAAATGATTTAACATTTTCCACTTTTTCTCCGATGAATGCAACTGTATCGGCAAAAGAGTTTGGGAGAGTTTCTGTAAAAAATTTCATGATTTCTCCACCGATTTTCATTACTACATCCCTAAACCCTTCGCTAGTATTCCATAGGTGCATAATACCAGCAACCAAGCCAACGATAGCAGCAACAATCAAAGCAATTGGATTAAGTGACATTGCTAAATTTAACGCATACTGAGCAACAGTCACGAGTCCTTGCGCGATAGATAATCCTTGTAATGCTGTTGATAGAGTGGAGATTAAAGATGTTATTGCTAAAGCGGCTTTATATGCAACAAAAGCTGCTGTCAACGGAACGATCACCTTCAAAAGAGTTGAAGCGTGATCTGATAGAAATTTGAGTGCATTAGACAAAGAGTCAATTAATGAAACTATTGCTCCTCCTGTCCAAGAAGCTATTGGTTTCAGAAAATTAGTCCACAGCCATTCTCCAGTTGGCTGAAATGCTACTATGATTTTTAGCAATCCGGAAACTGCAGTACTAAGCAAATTAAAGAAAGATGGAACAGCAGAATTAAGCGTCCAAGTAAAAAAAGGTTTTAAGATTTTTTCATAAAAGCTAGACAAAGCAGGTCCTAGTTTATCAATAATTGGCTCTACTGTCTGTTTGAGTTTCACAAAAGCATCACTAAGGTTAGAAAAACCTAGACCTTCAGTAATTCCACTAATAAAATCAATAATACTTGAAAATCCCGTCTTAATGGCCGATAAAAGTGTTGTAAATATTTTAGAAATCTCATCCCCACTAAAAATTTCAGAAAGCTTTCCTCCAAACGCTTTGCCAATATCGCTCCATTTCATCCCAGAGATTATATTTATTATAGAGTCCATTAAGTCATTTGCGCCTGTTATTGATAACCCAAACAAGGCACCTATTCCTTTTCCAATACCATTCCAGTCAATTCCAGATATGAACTCTTTTATCTTATCACCAATTAATCCCCATGGCATCGTCTCCAAAGTCGTTATGGCAAAATCAAGGATTCCTTTTATTGCCCCGAAGAAAGCCCTCCCAGCTTCTTCAGCGTGGATGTTTTGGAACCATGCATTGACTTCACCAGTAATGAACGTGCCAAATCGTTTAAAATCAAATGTTGTTACAAACCCGTATGCAGCATCTATCGCTGCATTTAGTTTGTTCGACAAGAACTTCCCGATAACGCCAGGTTCAATAACGTCCATGGCTTCATTCAGCAAAGTGGCAATGCCTTTGCCGATTGCCATAAAATTTGTTTTTTCGAAGAAAGTGTTTACAGTACCGAGCGCAGTATTAATACCTTGGCCAAGTGTTTTACCAAGAGCAACCCAGTTTTGAGCGTCTTCCACAAACCCGTTTATTGTTGATGCCAACAATGTAGCTACTTGCTTCCCTTTAGCTTGTATTTCTGACCATGGTATTTTGTCTAAAGCATCCCTCATGCTTTCGCCTATCTTCTTTCCGAAGTCATAAAAAACATCAGGGTCTAAACTTTTAATTGCATCCGCTAAATCTTTGAAAAAACCAGGAACTTCTACTGTTTCAAACATCCCACTTACGTCTATTCCTCCAGCTCCGCCAAGTGCCTTATCGCTGATTATATTAAGCTCATCTAGTCCGCCAAGTAAATTATCTTGTGCTTTAGCCGCTCCACCAAGTGCCTTTCCGTATTCTTGTGCGTCACGCTTCGCTTTAACGAATGTCCCGCTTCCGGTGAGTGCTGCTGTTAGCATTCCGATTGCATTTAGCACCGAAACAATTGCATCGGTAAGCACTCTGAAAGCAGGAGCAAGAATATTTATAATTGGCGCAGCAACTGAACCAAGCGCATTCTTAAGATATAATGTGTCTGTTATTAAAGAAGACATTGCAGCTTGAGTATCGCTACTATATTTAGCTATGTTTTGTATGCCAGTGCGGAACGCTTCTGTAACTTGGAAAATAAGTCTTCTAATAGTTCTATAGTAAATGATTCGAGCGAAAGCCCTAATAAGTCCACCATTAAATAACGAAGCGTGTTTTGTTAAGTTTTTAAACAAATCTTGTAATTTGCGTAAAATAGTTACTCCAATAGCTAGTTTTGCAAAAGTTGAGGCAATGCTCGCTATTCTTTGTGCTAGACTGCCAACTATGTTACCGACACCCTTAAATGCTCCACCAATAACACTCCCTATTTTCGTAAAAATTGGGATAGCTATATCGCCAATCTTCTTAAATACCGGTATTATTGTATTACCAATATTTTTAACAGTTTCAACTATTTTAGAGACTACTGTTATCAATGGAGAAAATGCTGAGGAAAGAGTTGTTTTTATTGCGCTTCCGATTGTCCCAACAGCTCTTCCTAATTCTTTTATTTCTGAGCCAATAGTAGAAAATGCCGCTTTCACTTTTTCAAAATCTTTAATAATAGGCCCAAAAAAGTCATTCAGTTTAGCCTTTGCTGCTTCAAATGGCGCGGCAATTGTATTAGCCATGCCACTTATTTTACCTTCCATCCCCTGCAACATATTGTCTAGTGGCGCAAAAGTATTTGATATAGATTTTGATAGACGATCTAATTCCAATTCATGTAGTTCCTTAGCCATATTTCTAACCCCTTGTCGCAAGGCAGAAAAGGCTTCTGTGGCAGTGTTATTAATTAAGGCTAAGGCTTCTTTTACTGTAAAAATAGAATTATTGAGTTGCGCAAAATCACCTGATAGCACCTGAATAGGTGCGCTTGAAACATCTATTTCCGGCATTTCTATTTTAGGCAGGTCTGGGACATCAAAGCGTATAGGCACCGTTGCGTCTATCTTGGAGAAATCCATAGGCTGGATATCTGGCAAAATTGAAACTTTTAAGTCTGTGGGAAGCGCTTGTTGTATCTTGCTAAAATCAATATCTGGCATTTTAAACTTAGGAGCTATTTCTGCAGCTTCTTTTTGTATGTTTCCCCAAACACGCTGAAACCCTTCTTCTATGCCTTTAAAATTAGCCGTAATATCTTGTTCAGGCAATTTGGGGATATTTGGCAACAGAATATTGCTAACCTTAAGTTCTGGAATGTCCGGTAAATTCATCTCTGTGGGCAAAATTATTTTCTTTACTTTCACGTCGTCTATATCTAGGATATTCGGCAACATGATTTTTTTAACGCTAATTTGATCAATATTAGGCGCTCGCGGCAGAATAATATCTTTCACATCAACAGAAGGAATATTCGGTGCGTCAGGTAGTATGATTTCTTTTACTCTTGCTTCTTTAATGTCGGGAATATTTGCTTCAGGCAAAATTAAATCCTTTATCTTTATTGATGGAACGTCAGGCATTATTATCGACATAACTTTTGCTTCAGGTATTTCCAGCTGTCTAGTCTTCTGTAAATCTACATTTACAGCAATAGGCGTTTCGCTCTCCTGTATAATTGTATCCCAGACTGCCCTAAAGTCATGCTCAATCGGCTGAAAATCAGGGGTTTTAAAATCCAGCGGTTTAGCTGTTTTTTGGTTGATGTTATTCCAGATGTCTTCCATTTCTTTTTCGATGTTCTTAACTCCAGCGGGCATATCAATGTCTTTTATTTCAGGAAGTTTTATTTCTCGTAATCCTTCAAAAGCCTTGTTTATTGACGTCACGTCTTTGAGTACTCTGCCGAGTCCGAGGCCTTTTGATGCAGCTGTCTTAGCGTTTGTTAGGGCGGCAACTAATGCGTTCATGCTTTCAGTTGCCTTGCTTGTTTCAGCAACTATTTCTATTTCCAATTGATCAATTGTCATTCTTAGCCGCCGCCCTTTCTCTCAATGTTCTTTTAATAGCCTCTGCTCTTGTTTGCATTTTCTTGAACTCTTCTTCAAGCTTACGTTTTTCTATTTCATACTCTCGTTCTTTTTGTTCTTGTATCGTCAAAGGATACGCATCTTCTGTATAGGGATGTGGTTTTGTCCCGTTCTTTGCGAATGCATGAAAAATAGGAGAAGCACACAAAAGCGCATCGTAAAAATATAGCCCTTGCAAATGCGCCCAATTATTGCGTGCCCTATTTCTTCTTTTTTCTGCAGCGCGATAATCTTTGGCTAAACTTGGGTCGCCATTCCAAAACTCATCATACGACATCCCTATTGCCATGTAATCCGGACATTGTTCGCGAAATACTTCCCCCCAAGTGCTGAAACTTTTAGACTTATTTAATCGGTCTCTAAGTCCAGCAATATCCCGTTTCCCGAGTTTTCCTCCGGCTCATCCAACATGCTGCTGCCAACGGCATACCATGATTCAATCATCCATTTAATCACTTCTGCTTTTTGTTGAAATTCTGCCCATATTTCGTCTGCTAATGATTTTCTTATTTGCGGATGTGCACCAAGAAATGCTCCATAGACAAATTTTGGCAGAGCTGATGTAGGAGTATCCTCTAACTGCGAAAGCCTAAAACCACTTGATTCAAGCTGTTCAACGCTCCTCCGCGTAAACCCGATAGTATACATCTTGTCCTTGTACTCAAAAGATTTTTTCATTGTTCATTTCTCCTTTCTCTTTTTGGTTCCTTAAATTAATACAAACTCTGGTTCAGTAGAAGCATTAATAGTTAAATTCATATCACGAATTGCATTAACGCTAGTACCAACTGGCCAAGACACAAGTTCGCCACGGAAATTCCATTTCCCTAAATCTCCAGTAGGGACAACTGTAGGACCAGCACCCGTGCCACCATACCATACAGACCAGTCAAGCGGGGTTCTTGCTAACTCCTGAACTCTAGTATAGTCTTCGACCGTATAATTTGCTAAAAATTCAAAAGAATCCATTGATTGTATTCCCGGTTTAGACACAAAGACTCCATCAGACAAGGTTGTGCAATCAACGCTTTCAGGCGGGCCGCCAAGATCAGGAGTCGTTTTTACGTCAACTACTTTTTCATAAGTTACTCCCTCGTCTCTGGAAACCATTAAAAACGACCTAAATGAAGTTGAAGGGTCACCCAGCCTAAATAATGGCATTAACGGTAATAGTATTGCCATTTTTAAAATGCGAAAAATATAATGTTTCATAATTAATCATCTCCTATAAATAATAAGATCATTGCTTACTACTGCTTCGTAGCGTCCTGTCATTCGATAAATGCTTGCATCTTCCAAGTTTGGAGTTGGAGATAAGAATAGCCTTACAAATCCATGGTCCTGCATTGCTTTATCAACAATATCAAATATTGCCATGCATTCACTCCTTTTTCCGGTTTTTTTATTACTAAACACATCAATCTGATACATTAGATAAGCGTGGTTTTCTCGCGGCTCTTGCGTTAACGAACTCTTCATAGTGTAATTATTCTGCTCTACAATAGCTAAGCACGGGAAAGATGTCGGCACTGGAACTAAGTCGCTCGTAGTAAAGATGGTGGGATACTCATTCTTAACAATGTCAACGACATAAGTAAAGATTATATTAAAAATGTCAATCACTTAAAGACCTCCTTTGCTACAGAGGCAGCTATTTCCGACAATTCCTTCAACGTATTATAAAACACCGGCCTTGACGTAATTCCAGTGGTCCATTCAACCTTTCCGGTTCGCTCACTATAATAGTACCACCCATTCAATCTGCCTTGCCCTTTGCCGTAACTACCAATACCACCAAGGTCTTTTGGCCAACTACCAGGATAAGAACCTGCAGCATTTTTCCTTACGCCAGCACCAAATTCAACAAACACTGCATGTGGAGAAGATGAGAAAATTACTCCCCTGTTTTCTTCCACATACATTATAGTTCCTATACTTGACATAAGTTCTCCAGTATCAAAGGCTAATGACGCCACTTGTGTAACTAGGATATCAAATCCTTCATCAGTCAGCATCTGAATAAATTGAGCTGTTTTACGGTCTACTTCTTTTTGATACTTTTTAACTTCTTTTATTGCTTTGTCAATATTATCAAGATTGACCTTTATCTTTTTCATGCAAGCTCCTTATACTATCCCCTAAATTAACAGTTGCTTTTCCTCAAGGAACCATCTTGGCATACGAATTAGGAGTCTTGTCAGGAGTTGCATTCTCTGTAGAATTGACGTTTCGCGTAGTAACATATAATACTGCACGTCCATTATTGTCTACTCCATATTTAAGCACAGTATTATTACCGTAATTTTGCCCAGGTCGCCAAGGTTCAAAAAACTCAGCTATCTCAAGCATGGCAAATTCATCCATGTTGTCATGATTGTACTCAAGTATTATCTCTATCGCTTTCCGCATTATTTGAGCGTTAAATTTAAGGTCGCTTATTTCTGCTGGCGTTATTATCATCGTCACTTATTCCACCCCCATCATTGCGCTTATTACATCTGTTAAATCTTCCACAGAATCTTCCAACTCGTCTAGCCTGCTCGGTATAATGGGAGGGGTAGCAACCTTTTCCCATTCTTGTCTAATGCTTATGCCATCGTCGTCTTCTTCATAATATGTTCTCCACGTATATCCGTCTTCTTTTGCTGGCATCGGTTTTTCTATCAGATATTTCCAGCCATGAGTCAAGAGAGTAGCTTCCGGTAATAAGTAATAATTGGATATTGCCTTGCCATCGTACATGCATGATTTGGGCACGTAAACAAGGCTACCAAGCTCTAATTTTACTAACATCCTAACACCTCTTTCTTAATCATATAGCCATAATGTAGGCTAATGCATAATAGGGTGGGCGATTTTCATGAGGTTGGTCTCCACCAGTACTTTGTATGTTCAAGCTAAACGCATGGGTATGGCCTCCTACTGTATCTACAGTATTAGTAGTTGCTGTTGCTGTTCCCCCTTGATTAGTGCTAACACGAGTAAGTCCAGAAGTTGCCGAACCTGTTCCAGAAGGTACAGTATGTGTATGAGCGCCGGACAAACTAAAAGAAATGTCTATGCTGTGCGTATGGGCCCCAATTTGATCGTTCTCCAATTTCTCTTCTACTGTTCCACCAAATTTCCCCAGCTCATAGTTTTCTGTTGCCCCAAAAACAAACCGGTCGGTTAAATCAGGAGTGCCATTTTGACCATCGCAAAACAACCACCCGTTAGGAATGATTTCTGGTTGCTCTTGCCACATTACGATTGTTTTTGAAGGAATAGTCATGTTCAATTGTTGCTTCAGCTGCAAATAATAGCAAGCATAATATGGAGGTCGATTTTCATGTGGAGTTCCACTTCCAGCAGTGGATATGGAAGACACTGTAATGCTATGCGTATGTGACGGACCAGCAGAACTGCTATTCGCCCCGGACACGCCATATGCACTGTATGGTCCTTGTCTTGCAGAAACACTTCCCGAATTAGGGCTATTTGCCATTGAGAAAGTATGGTTATGTGAATTAATTTCTGTTACCATAGCCGTATGGCTATGGGTATGTTCAGACATCGCATCAATACTTAGGGTAACGTTTGCTACTCCACCAGAATCATCAATATTATATAAATTTCCCGAGCTTACAATAAACCTGTCTCTTAAATCAGGGGTGTCATTCTGCCCATCACATATCTGCCATCCATCTAAAACGGAGGTGCTACATATTATTGTATTTATCGGTAGAGTTTGCATACTATGCACCTCCTGTTTTAATTATATAAAATAGCCTATAATATGGAGGTAGGTTGTTATGCGAGCGAACGCCTGCTGCAAGATTTGTTGAGAGTGTGTTGCTTTGTAGGCGATGACCGTGGCTGATACTATCAGTTTGTACTGTAGAAGATCCACTGGCTGTCCCGATACGGGTATTGCTGGTTCCAGTTTGGCCAGAAGAAACTACGTACAAGTTATGTGTATGAGGAAAATCTCTTGCCGTCATTGATTGAGATGCAGAAACGTGAGTATGGACTGGTAAGTTTGCAGTAGCTATTTGCACTTCGCTTTCTCCTCCCATTGTGCCTACACTATAAGAGTTTCCTGCTCCTACAATAAATCTTCCTCGCAAATCAGGAACTCCATTTGTTCCATCGCATAATTGCCATCCATTTGGGAGCTGATTGCCTAAAAATTGGAATGTTGACGGTAGGGTGAACGCAGGCCTAGCATATGCCGCACTAGTTATAAGTGCGGTCGTTACTGCTCCGGCAGACGTAACCTTAACAGCAT